GCGCATCAGCTTGGCTCGTTTGTGGATGGCCTGCTTGCTCACGCCGTACATCTTTGCGATGTCGGGAGCAGGCAGACACCCGGGTAGGTCCAGCGCCCACCTGACGAGCTCGACGTGCCGGCGCACAAGGTAGCAGTCCGTCATGGCCAGCGCGTCGATGAAGGCCTTGAGCATGGACCCGACGTGCTCTCGACTTATGAACGAATCCGTCTCGATCCGTTGCTCCTGTTCGGTCGAGTTCCAGATACGCCGCCACGGTTGGACCTCGCAGACGCGGCGAGGCTGAACCATCTCGCGGTAGGGAAGCACGCCGCCTTCCCGCAGCTTGTCCTGCTGCGCCTTGGGCAGGCCGAAGAACCAGGCATCGAACGACCGGGCGTCCTTGGCAGGCGCCTCCAGGTCGTGCAGTTGTTTGGCCATTACAAAACAGGTTGCCCATCATTCCTCGGTTTCAAGGTGCAAAGGTTGACCCATCGTCCGTCCTCGCGGAACGAAAGCATCCCGTGCCGGCGTAGACGCCAGACCAGGGAGGACGGCTTGCCCTTGTAGTCGATGTCGGCCGCGATCCGTTCCCTCAGCTCAGGGACGGTCAGGGTGTCCGGCCAAGTAGCCACGACCTGACGGAGTCCGTCGTTCTTGTCTCTCCTCTTCCTTGCTGCCTCCTTGGTGGCCTCGCGTCTGGCCGCTTCCATCCTGTCGGGCATCTCCCTCCAGGCCTTGAGCCTGATCCTAGTCCAGCGCCGTTTGACGGCTAGGTAGCGGAGTTGGGAAGGGGTGGCCTTCCTCGGTTTGGGTTGGGTCATCTCGGGGGGTTGAATTGGACAGCGTTCAAGGGCGTCCCGACGCTCCAGCGGAGGGGGTAAGCCCGAAGAACCCCTTATCGTAAGATAAGGACGGACCTTGAGTCGGACCTTGAGTCGGACCTTGAGGGGGTAGGGAAAGGGGGGTCATAGGTGGGGGATGAGGGGGTTGACCCTCAGTCGGCTTGGAAACGCCTTGGCGACCCCTTGGCGGGGCTGGAATCGCCATCCCTGCGGACGGGTCTGGTCGCCGTTTGGGCGGGGGTGGCCTCCTCGGGGGTGGCGTACTCCCAACGGACGACCCCTTTCTGCCGGGCGTGGCGGATGGTGATCTCGTTGGCGAAGTCGTCGGCGTGGTCCTTGAGGCCGGCACGGCCGCGGCGCTTGGTCAGGGCGAACTTGAAGACGGGTTCGTCTCCCTGGCAGCGCTGGAGGCACGCGACCTCGCGAGCCCAGTTCGTGAGTTCTGAGCTCCCGCTCCCCGCGTATGCGAGGTCGGCCACGGTCTGGCCTTCCTTGTCCTTGGCCGAGCGGGGCTTCGTGGTGTGGTGGACGGCCATGAAGACGGCCCCCGTCTCTTCCAGGACTGGGTTGATGCCGTGGCGCAGGAACTCGGTCATCTGCTTCTGATCAGAAACCTCTATCCCACAAAAACTCATCAGGGGGTCGCAAGTGTACCAGTCCGCGTTGTGCCGGATAATCAGTTCGCGCATCCGCTCGATGAAGGCAGGGCCGACCGAGTGGGTGTCGCGGTAGATGTGGAGGTTCTCGTCGAGCAGCCGTTCCTCGTCCGGGTAGAGCATCAGGCCTTGGCAAATGCTCTGGAAAGCCTGCGCCACGTCTCCAGAATCGTTCTCGGCCTGCCCCATGACGATACGCAAAGGCCGCTTGGCTTGGATGCCGAAGAAGGGACGGCCGATGGCTAGGCAGATGAGCATCTGCAACGTGAAGGACGACTTGCCGACGCCCGACTGCGAGACGAGAAGCAGGGAGCCGCCCTTGCAGAGCCAGCGGTTCCCGACGAGACAGGTGGGGTCGTTGTCCGCGTCGAACGAGCGGAGGACAGAGAGGGGCATCAGTTCGGCCGTGTCCCGTTTGTCCGTGCGTCCCTTGGCGACCTTGAGGGAGCCTTCCGTGAATGCGACCAGGGCTTCGGGGTCAGCGCCTTCCTCGTTTGCGTGGGCGAGCAGTCGGCTGGCCGTGAGGCTGATCTGACGGAGGGCGGCCTTGCGCTTGATGAGGTCGGCCCAGCCGGCGTTGAGGAGGGACGCGCCGACGTTGGTCGTCAGTTCGGAGATGTAGTGGGCTTCGGCGGGAGACTTGGCCTCGCGCAGCTTGTTGGTCACGACCAGTTCGTCAGGCGGGACGCCGGTGTCGGAGACGGCCTTGATGGCCGAGGCGATGTCCTGATGCTTCGGTTCGTGGAAGTCCGAAGGGATCAGGCCGTCAGGGAGAGGGAGGGCATCGCGCAGCAGGACGCCGAGGAGGTGGCGTTCCGCGTCGATGGCGGATGGGAGAGGCATAGGAGGGAGGTGGGGTTGTGCCGATGTGCGTCGGCGTGGTCAAATGTTTTACCGCTTGCGGGGCGGTGGCCCGTAATGGTCCACGGCGCGGAGCCGTTTGCTTTTGCCTATCAGGATTCGGTAACGAGCCTTGACCAGGGCGCCGATCGCGAGGGCTTTCTTGATGTAGATGCTGGCCGTGTGGCCGGCCTTGAGTTTCCATTTGGCCGCCCACTGGTCGCGGGTGAGGAAGCCTTTCGGCGGCTTCACGGCGCTGCGGTTAATCTCGGCCATCACGGCGAGCAGGACCGGGTCGTTGCCGACGCGGGTGTAGAGCATCTTCTTCTTTGACTTGGCCATGAGCTCAGGGGGTGAAGGTCTTCAGGTCTTTGGTCCAAATCCATTGGCTTCCCATCTTGTGGACGAGCCAAGCTTTGTACTGGCCGCCGGCGGTCACGAAGCCGGCCACGAAGCCCGACCCCCAACGAGCTGAGGCTAGGCGCTGAGCCGAATAGATCATGTCCTCCTTACGGCAGAGACAGCCGGCCGAGAAGGCGTTGCCGCCCCCGTGCTTCGTCAGGGCGATGCTCGCCAGGTTGTGGGTGTGGCCGTGGATCAGAGCGCCGCCGAACGGGCTGTAATGGAGCCCCTGTACGACGGTGGCGTTGGCTCCATGTGCGTATCCGTGTATCATCGCCACAGGGCCAAGGCGGTAGACGCCCTTGTCGGCGTGGTAAGGCAGGATGACCTTTGCTCCGCATTTGCGCGCGTGGGCATTGATGTGGTCCTTCACGCCTTGGCAGTAGTCGCGGACGAGAGCGGAGCCTGAGCCCTGGGCGGCATCGAGCCGGTGTTCGTGATTTCCCCAGAGCCAGACGTTAGGACGCCAGCGGGTGAAGAAGTCCTTGCCCTCCTCGATGTCAGCCTGGAGGGATTCAGCGCCTTCCTTGTCCGTGCCGACGCCCTTGCGCAGGGAGCGGAAGTCGTAGTGGTCGCCGCCGGCGATCTTGAGGACGCTGCTCCCGCCGAAGTCTTTCGTGAACTCGTAGAGGGCAGCCAAGGCCTCCGGGTCGGCCATGTCGCCGTGGCTGTCTGAGGCGAAGATGAACTTGGTCAGTTTGCTCATTTGCTTTGGAGGTGCGGGATGGGCAGGCCGGCGTCGTAGGCTGCGAGCATCTCGTCGCGGTGGCGTCTGGCCGTCTCCAGGTCTTTGCCAAGGTTGTGGAGGATGTCGGTCTTGCGCCGACGGATGCGCAGCCACCAGCAGGCGCCGAGCTTCTGGAGGTGGTGGTTCGGGTTCTCGGTCTTGATGAAGGCCGGCTTGTCGTTGCGTCCCGTGCGCGTGAACTTCGGGCAGGCGAGCAGGAAGGCGATGCGCTCCTCGGTCAGGCCTGCGCGTTTGGCCCACGCGATCCGCTCGTCGGCCGACATGGCCTCGCCTAGGTTCAGAGGTTCCATGTCTTCGCGAGGTGGCGGCCCTCGGCCAGGATGCACTGCCGGGAGTTAGGGGCGAAGACGAACTCCTGGTCGAACGAGTGGAACTGTTTTATCTCGCAGATGCTGTCGAGCTCCTCGTCGTTCGCGGGGCCGACGCCGGCGGTGGAGACGTAGACGGTGCGGACCTTCCAGCCCAAGTCCCAGAGGATGGACTGGCAGACGCGCAGCTCGTTGATGTAGCGCCAGTCGGAACAGACCACCGTCTCGGGTGCGACCTCGTCGGGCGTCATCTGGATCGGGACGTAGTGGGCGAGGTTCTCGGCGAAGATGTCCGGGTTGAGCGACCGGGCGAACTTGCCTAGGGTGACGAGCACGTCCCGATGCTTCACCTTGAAGGCCTCGTTATGGAAGTCGGCCTCGATGTTGAGCGACCAGAGGAAGTCGTTCGCGGCGTCCTTCAGGTGGGCGGCGAAGGAGGTCTTGCGCGACGGGCGGCGTGACCACTCAAGGATGCCTTCCGCGAGGGTGTCCTTCCCCGCCCTTGCGAAGCCGGAGATCAGGACAAGGGTCGGGGCGGACATGGGTTGCATCAGAAGGGCGGGTTCTCGGGCGTGGGCTCGGCGACCGTGGGCTTCTGGGAGCCGCGTGGGTAGGTAAGCGAGTAGGCGTATTTCTTTCGTCCAGTGGAGCCGACGCCCTTGTCGGTCACTTCGACGCCGACGAGACAGGTCTGAAGGAAAGCCGGGCGCATGAACTCGATGAACTCGGCTTCTGTGCAGTCGGAGCGGAGGAGGTCCTTGTCTTCGGCCCAGCCGCCGCCGAACTTGGCGCGGAGGAGGTTCAGCGCCTTCGGGCTTCGGCTGCTGAAGTACTTGCTCAGGCAGTTGCCCTTATCGTCGCAGAAGAAGAAACGGTAGGAGATCGTGCCGGTCGGGTTGCCAGTCTCGCGGTTCGTGTCCTGGTAGAACTTGCCGAACTTCATCGGGAAGAGCTTGAGCTTGTAGGTCCCGCTGACGGAGATGTCAGACAGGGGGGTCTTTTCGTTGTTGGGTTCCATGTTAGGCAAAGGTGATGGTGGAGGCGGCGGTGGCCGGAGCGTTGATGTCGAGCACCTGAACCTCGGTCGGGTAGCCCGGCCATTCGTCCAGGGCGGTGCACGACTTGTAGAGGGTCACGGCTTTCTCGAAATCGGCGACGGCGTAGGACATCAGCTCGGGGCCGATCTCGTAGACGGCGGTCGCATACGGGGGCTTCTTCTCGACGAAGGCGAAGCGGAAGCCGAGGGGGCGTTCCTTGGTCACGATCTCGTAGACGGTGCGATAGAAGTGTGCCTGAAGGTTGTAGCGGTACGAGCGCAGCGCATTGAGGGCTCCGCGGGGCGAGGCGTCTTCGCACGTCTTGAGGTCCCAGAGGTAGCCGTCCTTGGCGACGAGGTCGATGGCCGACTTGAGCGGGACGCCGCAGTACTCGACTGCGTACATCACTTCGGCCTTCTCGATGAGGACGCCGTGACGGGCCAGCAGAGCGGTGGCGGCGATGGTCACCTCTTCGGTCAGGGCGGCTTCGTCGGCGCTCAGGATGGTCTTGCCCACGTTGGCGGCGCTGAAGGCCTCGTAGGCCTCTTTGCCGGCCTTGGTGCGGCGGTCCAGGCCTTCGGGGGCGGTGGCGTAGGTCTGAGCGTAGAGCTCAGGCTGGAGGACGGAGCAGTGGATCGCGGAGCCGAGGCGGAGGGCCGGCGTCTGTTCGCGGGGGCTTTCGAGGTAGGCCTTGCCGTGGGCAGGGGATACCAAGATGGCCTTTGCCAGGCTGTAATTAAGAGCCTGCGTGGTGTCGTATTCGGTGCGGGTGCTGATCTGAGGCATGGGTGTATGCGTTTGGGTTGGGAAAGGTCAGAGGGCTGCGTCGTCTTCTCCGGGCGTGTGCTCTTCGACGTGCGCGGAGATGAGGTTGCAGAGGTCGATGGCGTTGTCGGCCGCGAGGGCGATTCGGTCGAGCTGATTGCGCAGGACGCGTTCGTGCGCGACGACGGCCTTGATGCGGTCGTAGATGGGTTTGACGTGGTAGGCCTCCTCAATCTTCTCGGCGTCCAGGGCGTCGAGCTCGTTGTTGGCGGCGATGATGGATTCGGCGAGCGCGTTGGCGTCACCGGCGATGCCCTCGAAAGAGGTCGGGCGGAGGGTGGCCAGTTCGCCGGCTAGTTGCGTCAGGAGGTTCCTGAGGTATTCGCGGTTCGTCATTTGGTGAAGGTAAGTTCTTTGACCTCGCCGCTCGGAGCGAGCGTAAAGAATCGGACGACCGAACGGGCGAGGGACGGGTAGGTCTTGCGCTTCCAGGCGTTCAGGTCGGTCAGGAAATCGGCGTGCTTACGGGCGGTCAGTTCGACGTAAGGGTAGCCGTCCAGGAGGAGGAGCAGGGCGTACTGGCCGCGGACGGTGGCCGCGATCCGCTCGATGCCCTTGGGGGTGTCGCTCATTGGCCGGTCTTTGCGCGGTTCCACTTGGCGATGGTGGCGATCACCACGGCCTTGGAGATGGCGTCGAGTTGATGGTAGTCGGCGAGGTCGTTCAGGACGCGGACGAGCTCGTTGCCGGCGAAGCGCAGTTCGGCGATGGTCTGCATCTGGTTGGCCGACCGTTCCTCGGCGTGCCGACAGGCCTTCATCCAGAACTCGGCGTGGTCTTCAGCCATGGTTACGGGCCTCCTGCCATTCCTGCACGGCTTCGTTTCGTTCTTCAGCGTCGATGCGCTGGGCGTGGCGGATGCAGTACCAGAGTTGGTCGCCTGCCTCGCGCATCCCTTCCAGGCGTTCCTCCAGCTGACGGATTCGGGCGTCCTTGGCCGCGAGGAGGTTGGCGTTGTGCATGGAGCCCATCGCGGCCTTGATGGGGTCGAAGGGGTCGAAGTCGTCGGGCTTGCTCATCGGCGGATGACGTTGAGGAAAGCGGTCTGGTTTCCGAGGATCGTGGTGACGTGCTCCTGGGGTAGGTCGATGAGCTGCTGGCCGTCCTTGAGCCAGCCCTTGCCGACGACGTAGGCCTTCGCCTTCTCCGTAAGGTCGGCGGGGATGAATGCGGTCCACGGGCGACCCGAGCCGGTGATGGTCGGGCGTGAGGCCGTAGCGCCGTCATCATCCGTGTCCACACTGATGCCCGTGGCGGTCGCGGCGGTCATTCGTCGAAGGTAGGTCACGTTGGCCCCGATCTGTTGAGCGCTCAGTCCCTGCGCGTTCACCATGACGGCCTTCGGTTCCTTCGGCAGCGTCTCGCCCGATGCTCCGTGGAGTAGATAGGTGACGACGCCGACCTTGTTCTCGTCGCTCGCCATGTGTTGGACGAGAGTGACGTCGTGATCGGCGAACCCTTCTTTGATGGCGTCCAAAAGCGAATCGAGTTTGACGTACCTCGCTTTGAAAGCCGGGTTGATTGCATTGGCCTTTGGGTTGTGAAGCGCCTTGAGGGCGGCCACAAAGGCGGCGGACGGGTTGGTAGGTGTGGGTTCTTTAGGCATAGGGAAAGGGGAGGTCAGTCCTTGCGGATCAGGTCGCGGATGTCGGGCTGGCCGATGGACTCCTGGAGGACGGAGAGCGGGACTTGGCGGACCTTGCCGTCGATGACGATGTTGTAGGCGGGGCCGGAGGGCTTCATAGTGCTCGTCAGGGGCTTCGCGAGGACGCCGTCGTGGAGCAGGATGTAGCGCGTGCCGGGGATGACGGCGTAGGCCTTGACCTCGGGGATGTTCTTGGGTGCGGATTTCTTCATAGGTTGGGAAAGGTGTCAGTTGATGACGCCGCGGATGGCGGAGTCGTAGATGAGCAAGGCGTCTGCGTTCCAGTCGTAGACGTCGGTCGTGGGGAAGAGCTCTTTCGCCCGGGCCTTCAGGTGTCGTTTCCAGCCTGCGCCGTGGTCGGCCTTCTTGCCGACGGGGTGCGTGCGTTGCCAGGCCTTCGGGTCGATGCGACGGACTTGCCAGCCCATCGCGACCGAAGCGCCGTAGATCACGCCGACGTTGAATTGAAGCTTGGCGATTGAGGCGCCGGGTATCTTCGGCCCGTAGCCGGCCATCGAAGGCGTCTCAAGGTAGAGCGCCACGCTCTTCGTCTTGCAGGAGAGCTCTGCCATGAGCTCGCAGATTTCCACGTCGCTGTCGGGCATCTTGCGGGACTCGACGCCGTGGCCGTCAACGGACCAGACGAAAGCCCCGTTGGCTCCGGGGTCCACTCCCACGATCATGTGCGACATGAGGGGATGGTCAGCGGGTCAAAACCTTTTGCGAGCGGAATAAATTGCCGACGCGTTCGGCGTAGTCGTTCGGTTTGAAACGGCGCTCGACCGCGCCTGACCATCCCACGTTCCAGACCAGGGCGAGTTGTTCGGGGGTCGGGGCGACGACGCCGATCCGGGCGAAGTTGTCGCGGATGGTGCGGAGGTGGGCGGCCGCGATCATGTCCTGGGCGGTCGCGTCCCGCCACTTCGACCACTGGAAATGATGGTGGCCTTCCCGCTTCAGGCGCTCGTTTGCGTCGTCCCATGCGGCCTTGCCGACCTGATACATCCCGCGTTCACCGGCGGCCCCGATGGCCTTGCGGTTCTGGCCTGACTCGACGACGGCGATGCATTCGAGGAGGGTGGCCTCAGCTGCGGCCGCGGCGTTGAAGCCGAGGAGCAGCAGGGCGACGATGGAGAAGGGGCGCATGGGCTTATGCACGGGGCTTGCCCTCCTTGGCGGCGTTCCAGATGTCAATCGCACGACATTTTTTTGGGTCATAACCTTCGCTACGATAGCATCCTGCAAGGTGGACAGCCATCGCATCCCCGGCCTTGGTCAGCCGCTCGACCTGTGCTTGCAGTTCCTTGTTCGGGATGATGGTGCGGGTGGTGAAGGCGGTCAGCCTATTTACTTCTGCTTGCAATCTAAAGTATCCTTCGTGAATATACCAGAAGTCCGTAAGAGCCTTATCACGTTCCTTGGTCAGCCGCTCGACCTCGGCCTTGAGGCGGGCGTTATCGGCCTTGAGCGCTTCGGTCGCTTTGTATGCGCCGTTAGACCAGGCGATGGCGCTGACGCGTTCGACGTGTTCACAAGTATCTTCGCCCTTAAGCGGAGGCATTCCGCTTCCCTCCCTATGCCACCAGATTTTAAAGTCTTCGCTCATACGCGTCGAGGGGTCTGGGAGCCGGAGATCACGAAGCCGTCCGACAGTTGGTAGGAGTAGGTAATGCCGACCCAGCCGCCGGCCGCGATGAAGACGTCCAGGCTGATTGAGGTCGCCCCGTCTTCCGAGAGGGCTTCGTGGTAATGCCGGAGGAGTTTGGTCATGCGCGTCGAGGCGATGGCGGCCTTGGCCGACACGATGTCGCCGCACATGATGCGCTCGTTGATTTCGTAGAGCTCGGAGAGGAGGGCGGCCATCCCGTCGAGGTGCTGGAAGGAGCCGCTCATTTGGTTTCCTCCTGGCTGTTGAGGTGCTGGCAGAAGATGATCGCGGCCTCAGGGTCGGAGAAGGACGTGAAGGCCTTGTTCGGGCCGTCGTAATGCAGCGCCTTGCCTAGGTCGATGCCACGGGCGAGATAGTTCTTCTCGTTGGTTTCGTTGTCGAGGAACAGATACCTCCGCTCGGGGCCGGGCAGGCCGGAGATGAAGATGGACCAGCGGGGACGCTTCTGCGTCTTGCCGCGGATCACGTCGTCGAGGCGGTCGCACAGGTTGCGCAGCGCGTTGCAGTTGCGGTGCAACTGACGGGCCATGCTCCAGGGGTAGAGCCACCAGAAGCGGGGGAGGGAGTCGGGTCGGATGATGGTCATGGGTTGGTAGGGTCGGTGGGAAGGGTCGGGCATCAGCGGTAGGATTGGAACTTAAGGGTGGAGATGTCGCGTTCGGCGTACTTGCGCTTCAGGTGGCCGTTGTTGGCCAGCCAGCGGTAGACGACGGACTTGTCCAGGCCTACGGCCTCGGCGGTCTTGCCGGCCATGTAGCCTGTCGCCTTGTAGATCGGGAGAATCTTGGCGGCCCAGTCCGTCGTGTCGTGCTTGAAGAAGGTCCGGCCGTTATGGTTGTTCAGCCGGTGGCCGAGGATGCGGAGCCAGAGGTTGACGTTGCTGGATGAGCAGCCGAGACGGGCGGCGATGTCGGGGGCGTTCAGGCGCTCGCGTTCGTCGAGCTGAGGGAGTTGAGCCTTGAAGGCGAGGATGCGGTCGTGCTTCAGTTTGCTCATCTTCACGCCGTTGATTTCGTGCGTGGCCTTCGGCTTGCGGGGGGCTTGTCCTTTAGGCATGGCGGTTACTTCTGGCGGTTGTACGGACCGCGGCGGTTGAGGTTCGACCATGAGATACCGGCCAGCCCGATCCACGTGCGGATGGAGCCGACCGAAACGCCGAGGGCGGCGGCCGCGTCGGACTGCGACTTGCCGGCGGCGTTCAGGGCGTTGAGCTGCGGGAGCACGCCAGCCAGACGGCGAGCGGCGTGGGGGAGGACCGGGCGGGTCAGGCGGATGGGCCTGTCCCCGATGGTGACGATGTCGGTGGGTTCTTGGTTCATGTGCGGTTTGGGTTGGGAAGATTACTCGGCCTTGTGCCAGCAGAGGATGGTGACCTTCGGTCGGGTGTGGGAGCCGGCGTCGCGGTACTCGACGACGTGATCGTAGAGGGCGACGGCGCTGGCCTTGGCCTTGGCCGTGACGTACTGGTTGAAGTCTCCGGCCGTGGGTTCGCTCGCCAGGACGACGAGCTGACCGCGGGAGTGGGAGATGCCGTACAGGGCGTAGGAGCCGATGCCTCGGACGTAGCCGTCCTTGTCCTTGACGCTGGCGGCCTCGCGGAAGGCGATGACCTTGCGCTTGAGTAGTTCTTGCATGGCCTTGTCGGGGACGAGTTCGGCCTTGGCGGATTTGGTAGTCATGTGCGTTTGTGGGTTGGGGGAGATTACTTGTCGCCGCGGATGCGGACGAGGGAAGGGTGGCGCAGGGAGGCGTCCGGGGTGACGCAGTGGAAGGCGACCTCGGCGGTCTGGCCGATGACCTGGGCGCGACGGGCGAGCAGATCGCGGCGGGTGGCGTTGTTCATGCCCGTGCCGACGTTGACGTAGCGACGGCCGAGGCGCACGACGATGTGACCGGCCATGTGGGCGCACTTGCCCTTGCCTTCGACGACGTCCACGATCTCCGCGTCCACGGTGTCGGAGGCCTTGAGTTTCTGCCAAGCTGCGGAGCGGACGCCGTGGGAGTAGTAGGCGTCGGCATCCTTGACCATCACGCCCTCGAAGCCTTGCGCCGTGAACTCGCGGAAGGCCTCCTCAGGGAGGACGCCGACCAGGGACGGGACGAGGAGGAGGGAATCGGGCTTAGGCATGGCGGCCTCGAAGATGTCGGCGAGCACCTTGCGGCGTTCGCGGTAGGTGCTGGTGCTCATGCAGGGGAGGTCGAAGACCCAGAGACGGGCGTCGAGCGCCGGAGCCTCGGAGCGGATTTCGCCGACGTCGTTGAAGAACCCCTTGCCGGCGACGGCCTCGCAGTCGAGCGTCCAGATGCCGCGGAAGGAACCGAAGAGGTCGAGCACCTGGTCGGCGTGGTGGTCGAGGGAGCGGAGGGGATTGCCACGGCGGGAGGCGAAGGTCACCACGCCGTTGTCGAGGTCGGCGGTGACGATCACGCGGACGCCGTCCACCTTGGGCTCGACCGCGTAGAAGGCCGGAGCCTCGCCGCAGTAGGTCTTGGCCAGCATGGCCACGCCACGGGGGGCGGAGGGCTTGCGCGTGGAGGGACGCACGTTGAACTGCCTTTCAATCTTGCCGAAGATTTCGTCGAGCATGGCGGTTACTTGGCGCGGTGGTGGCGGACGGCCTTGGCCTTGACGGGCTCCGGGCCGTTGATGATGCGGTAGAGTTCGGGACCGCAGAAGGTGACGACGGCGAGCCAGCAGATCAGGCCGATGGCGAAGAGGGAGGCGAGGGCTTTCATGTGCGTGGGCAATTAGGCGTTGATGGAACGAGCGAAGGCGTTCGTGTTGTTGACCAGGATGATGTAGGCGTCTTCGCAGTCGTTGACCGCGGTGTGCAGTTCTTCGATGGCGGAGAGGGGAGCGCCGGAGTTGTAGGCCTTACGGACCTTGCGGATCAGGGCGTCGATGCGCTTGCGGAAGACGGCGCACTCGGCCTTCATGTCGGCGAGCTGCTGGAGTTGGGAGGCGGTGGGGCTTAGGGTCATGGTGTGCGGTTGTGCCCGACTACATTCGGACACGGACTGCATTCAGTCAAACAATTAAGCATAAATCTTTGACAGGGGCTTTTAGGGGGTCAAAAGCCAGCCTAGGGTCGCCCATAGGACACCCCATTAAAGGCCTCTCCTTGCCCTCAGGAGGCCGTTTGACGGCGGGAACGTAGGAAGACCGCCACCCCCACCCCTAAGCACCCCACTGCCAAGGCCCACCCTAGGTCGCGGACTGACTTCAGGGCCATCGTCGCCCAGGACAGGTTGCGCTCTAGGTCGGCCGAGTCGGACTTCAGGCCGGCGTCGGTCACGATCATCACCAGGGCATCGGTAGACTGCAACTGGTCTAGGACAAAGCCGGCGATGTAGGCCGAAGAGAAAGCAGACACTCCCGCGAAGCCCGTAATGAGGGCGACCGCTAGCAGGAGATTATCGCTTCCGCTTGCCTGCTGCTTTGCTGGTTTTGCCTTTGCCATTGGTTTTGACCTTAGCGGTGACGGCCGCGACTTCCTTCTCCCCGCGCGCCTTGATGTAACGCATCAGGTAATCGAGGCATTCGGGGGCAGCGTAGCCGGCCGCGCCGACGACGGCCATCCGCAGGCCCGGGCTGGAGATGTGTTCCTGGATGCCGTAGCCGACCAAGGCGGCGGTGATCGCGGCGGCGAGGACACGGCGAACGACCCAGCCGAAGGACACGGGCTCCGTCGAAAGCAGGAGACGGGCGGTCATGGCAAGGCCGCCGAGGACCGATGCGACGACGCCGTCCTTCAGCTCCTTCGGGATGGTTTCCGGGTCGATGGGCGAGGCGCTCATGGGTTGATGATGGTTCGGCGGTAGCCCATGCGCCACAGGGATTCGGCGATGCGTGTCGCTCCGGCTTCGACCGCGTCTTCGTCGAGGAACGGATAGGTGTCGTGGATGAGCTCGTGCACGACAGTGTCGATGAGCTCATGCTCGGGCTGGCGGGGGTCGATGTGGATGTCGCCGTAGCCTTTCCAGCAGTAGCCGAAGGGTGTCTTGCAGTTCGGATTATGCGACGGCTTGGCCTTGCCCAGGATGCGGAAGGTGAAGTGAGGCTCCGCGTATTTGACCGCGGGAGGGTCAGACTTGGGGCGGGGCTTGCTCATCGTCTTGCGTAGATTGGGAGGGCTTATTCACCGCATCCCGGACCTTGTCCCAGAGCCACCAGAGACACAGCCCTGAGGCGATCGCCGCCGTGCCGATGGCGACCCACATGAAGGCAGGGGAGTCGTAGATGAACGGGACCGAGCCGGCCAGAGCAGCGCAAGCCAGGAGCGGGACGCCAAGGCGAGGACCGAGGAAGGCCGTGGTCAACGCCCCGCACGCGAACAGGCCGGCGCCGAGGAGGGTCCAGACGTTCTTGCTGGCCTCCTGCTTCACGCGCTCGACCTCCTTCTGGAGTTCCGCGATCCGGGCGTCCTTCAGCTGAGAGACGCGGAGGGCTTCGGCCTGCTGGGCTTCGAGCTTCTCCCACGCCTTGTTCACGGCGGTGGCGAGTTGGCGACCGAAGGCCATCTGCTTCTGGTAGTCCACGGGGTCTGCCTTTGTGGCCCGGGCCATCGCGAAGGCGACGTCGGCCTCGGGGGGCTGGGGCAGATAGGACTGGGCGAGGCGTGACTCAGCGACCACGACCTTGGGCTTGTCGGCGTTGCGCTCGATGGCGACCAGGGCAGAGGCGACGCGGTGGTCGGTCTTGTCGAGGTCTTTGCCTAGGGTCGCGACGACGTCTGGCTTGGTCGGGGCGTCCGGCTGCTTAGGCAGCGGCTCGTCCACGGGCTTAGACTTGCACCCAGCCAGGGCCACAAGGGCGATGACCAGGAGCAGGCGCATAGACTTAGCGACCCTTCAGGATGTCGAGCAGGCTGCGGCCCTTTGCCTCGATGGCGTCGGCCTTGGCCTTATGCTTCCTCATCACGAGCATACCCGTGGCGAGACCGAGAAGGAACGAGACGATTGCGGTAATCATAAATTAATTTACGGAGACGATTAGATTGTAGGTCGTGCCGTCAATCGTGACGGACTGGGACTGATAAGGGCCAGACCAGAAACCGTTTGAACGGACGTAAAGGTAGCCGTCGTTCGGGCAGTCGGGGATGAAGCCTGACGGGTTGCTCGCGTCGTACTTAGCATCGAGGGCGGACTGCAAATCAGTCTGATTGGAAAGCACGCCTTGGATTTCGCTCCAATAGACGGAGGCGATGCCTGCCGTCGTCTGGGTCGTGCCGTCGCCGAACATGATGCCGTTCGTGTCCACCTTCAGCGCGGCGGTCGCATCCGGGGCGACACCCACGCCGACCTTGCCGAACTGGTCCACGACGAACTTGGTCGAGTCGGGGGTCGTGCTGTCCTCGACCTCGATGGCGTTGCCCGTTCCTTTCTGCGTGATGCGAAGGCCGGCGGTCGCGGCCGTCGTGTCGATGATCTGCGGAGACGCGAAGGAGTTAGTCGAGGTCGTGACCGCGCAAACTCGCCAGGCTCCCGTGCCGTCGCGGAAGTTCAGGTTGACGCCGCCCGTGGCGATCCAGAGGTCGCCGGCCGTGGTCGAGGCCGCGCTCGTCCCGCCGATGCCGACGTTCAGTCCGGCCACTCCAGCGACAGGCGAGAAGTTGACCTTGCCCGTGAAGGTAGCCCCGGAGAGGTTCGCCTTGCCGGCGGCCGACGCGATGGTGAAATAGGTGGACGCTGCTGCGCTCGTCGTTAGGTACGACGACATTCCCGACAAGGTCTGATAGGTGCTCGCGGCCGTCGAGCTGAGGAGGTATGTGGCGAGGGCCGTCGAGACTTGCGAGGCGGTCTGGAAGCCAGAGGGGTTGCTCGCGTCATACTTGGCCGCCAAAGCGTTGACCAAGTCTGTCTGCGCGGAGAGGCTGCCGGTTATCCCGCCCCAGGCCACGCCCGAGGAGTCCGTTCCGTTGACCCAGAGGGACTGGGCGGAGTCGTACTTCAGAACCTGGCCGTTTGCGACCGAGGTGATTTTGACGTTGTGCAGCTCTTCGAGCTCGTAACCGTTTTGCACGGCGACGAGGATCGTGCCGAGCGTAGGGTGGGAACGGACGACGATGCCGACGTAGACGAGATGCTGAGGGGCCGAGGGCTTCGTGGTCGTCCACGTTCCAGGGGTGGTCGGGGAAAGGTAGAGTTGAGCGCCTTCGGTCAGCGCCGAGGTGTCGATGTTCTCGAGTTCGCCGCGGACGATGACGTAGCCCGTGCCGTTGTTGGCGATGCTCGTCTTCGTGAACCCCATCGTCTGGGCGGAGTTCGCGTCATTGTTCGCCTGGGCGAGCGTGATCAGGGGGCGGTTGCCAGTGGCGCCGGAGATGTAGACGATGGAGCCGGCAGGGATGGTCGAGCCGGACTGGTTGCGGACTTCGACCTCGAGGTTCCGGGCGTTGGCCGTGCCGCCGAGGAGGCCGGCCTGGACGAAGGCGGTCGTCGCGATGGAGGTGTCGTTGTCGCCGAAAGGGGCGGTCACGGCGCGAGCATCTCCCGTGAAGACGGGGCTCGCGAGGTCGGCCTTCAGATTGAGGGCAGCCTGTAGGTCGAGCTGATTGGCGAGGACGCCGCCGATCTGGCCCCAAAGGACGGAGCCGGCTTGGTTCACCCAGGTCGTGTTGTAGTCCACGCCGTCAACCTTGGCCAGAACCTGACCAGCCGTTCCACCCGTCGGGACGCCGGGGCCGGGGACGCCGACGCTGCCCGTTAGGGTTCCGGCGACCGTTCCGCTCAACGCGCCGTTGACCGTTCCGAAGGTGTTCTCCGTGGACGTGATGGTTCCGTAGGGCATAAATTATTCCGTGACGGATTCGATGACCTGGACCCGGAAGATTTCCGTGCGCGATACCGTGGACGGCGTGCCGGGAAAGACGAACTTGATGTCCCATCGGCCGAGGCCGAGCGACCAGTCCGCGGTCGAGCCTGCGTAGCTGACGACGAAGGACAGACCGTCAAGGGCTTTGGCGATGTCGAGCTCGTAGACGTGGCCGCATTTGTCCTCGAAGGAAGAGGTCAAGGTCGTGGCCGTGAGGTTGGCAGGGCCGGTCGCCCCAGGCGTCCAAGTGAACGTGGCGGCGAAGGTGTTGCCTTGGGAAATCGTGACGGTGTCGGCCATAAGCAGGTCTAAAACTGCGGGGTCGGGCATCCCGTCAAAGACCTTGGCTTTCAGGGCAACGGCTCAAACCATTCGACGCTGGTGATCGGGGACGTGCCGTTAAGCCCGGCCGGCTGTCCGATCGTGAAAGCATCCGCGATGATGGTGAATGAACTGGTGCTAGTCGCCACCGTCCTGCCTACGAGCTGCACGGGATAAGGGTCTGCCATGCCGAAGAATGCAAAGTAGTCCTCGACCGGGGCCGTGGCCTCAGAGAAAAACAGTTCAGGGCCAGACGCTTCTGTTCGTCGCCTAAGCAGGCCGTTGCCTTCGATGGTCTTGAACCATCCACCGCCGGAAGAATAGACCGAATTGTGGCTTCCGAACGTAGCCGAACCACCGTTCGAGACAACGTCTCGAAGCTGCGCCCAGGTCGAAGGACCGCTCCCTTGTCCGATCATCTCTCCCATCAGATTCGGGCGTAATAGTACCGGGCGGTATTCGTCCCGAGTTTGATGCGGTCGCCCCAGAGGGAGTTTGAGACGTACCTGAAAACCGTCCAGGTCGTCGGGGAGCTTGCGTTGTCAACGCTCACCTTGGCGAGCAGGACATACCCCTCGGTATCAGTGTCGGACAATTCGAGGTCGGACGATATGACCTTAGGGTAAGCCACGTTAGTGATGTTCGCGTCAGGGAAATCGTAAGGGGGTGCCGTGTCGGCGCCGGCCCTGAGGTACACCCACGACTCCTTGGTCGAGGAGCTGATGGAGAGCACGCCTGTCGGAGGGGTCGGGACGCCTGCCGTCGTATGGTCGAGGAGCATCTCAGTGGAAGACACGACGTCATCCATCTCTGGGACCAAGTTGTTCAACGTCCCGCTGACTACCTGATAGCGCAAGCCCCCGGAGACAACCCCCAGGACGATGACATAAAACGGCGTGCTAGGACGAGCCGTGTCGTCCGGGAAAGGATTGGATGAGTCTATGCTGATACCGTAGCCGCTGGAGGTGAAGCCGTAGCCGGCGCCAGGTTGGAGGTTCATACGCTGGCGTAGACTTCAGCCGGGTAGCCTTCGCGGTTGAAGCGGATTTCGTAGTTGATCTTGACGATCTTGGGCGTGCCGCCGGAGAGCACGCAGTAATCCTCGAAGGAGGCCTGCGAAAGGAGGATGGTGTTGCGGACCGTTCCCTTGACCGTGGCCGTCCACGTCGTGCCGATGTGGTCAGGCAGCAGCTTGATGCCTCCGAAGTTATTGTCTGCGGACGTCTTGCCGACGGCGTTCTTGATGGTCGTGACGTCGCCCAGGTTCTTCGTGTAGATGACGCCGGAGAACGAAGTGATCGGGGACAGGTAATGGGTCTTGCCGTAATAGTATTGCTTCGACGCCGTGCTGGAATCCTTGAAGCCGACGAAGCCGCCGGCGTTCGTGGCCGTCCCCTTGAAGTGGGCGCCGAATACTCCTCCCACCCTTTCCTCGACGTTGATGGTGGAGGCCGTAAAGGTCGTTCCGTCGCCGGCGATGGACGTGGTGAAGCCCGTGGCAGGACCGAAGAAATTGGGGTGGGTCGTGATGTGCTCCGAGGTCAGGCCGTGCGAGGCCGTCACGTTCGGGTTCGTGATGCTGCCCACGGCGCTGTCGATGCCGACGTATTCCGCGTCAATCGTGTCGAACTCCAAAGCCCCGCGGCTGAGGTTGAACTTGTGCACGAAGAAGTCGGTGTAATCAGGATGCACCTGACCAGTGAATACCGCAGTGCCTCCGACCGACTTGTCCACGATGTAGGTGGCACGCGCGGTCATCAGGCCGTAGCCGTCGTTCGTGAACGAGCCTCCTGGCTGGACGAACTTCCCGGTCAGGTCGTTACCAAATTTTACGATAGCCATTTGTTATTTTGTCTTAGTGACGGTTGCGCTGCGGTTGGTTGAGGAGTTGGCAGGGGTGAACGGAGTTGCGCCTGAGGCCGTGATGTCCAGGACGCTGGCTTGATATCCGAACTTTGCCGCGATCTGCTGAAGAACGCTGAGCTGTTGGAGGGCGATGCCCTGCTGCTCCTGGAGGGCGGTGACGACCGGGTTCTGGCCGACGCCGATCACGTTGCCTCCCACGTTGGAAAGGCTGGAAGAGCCTGCCTTGGTGTCGGCGGCCTTTTCTTTTTCTGTCGTAGGTTTGGACGCCTTGATGGCGTCGAGCAGGGCTTTCGAGCGGTTGGCCGTATTGGCCGGAGTTCCGCGGCCTGTCGGCGTTGTCGAGCCGTCCGCACCCATAGCGACCAGCGCGCCAGACGGACCGATGGACAGCGCACCGCTTACGGCGTCGGAGGCAGCACCGCCAAGGCCGAACCTGTTGAGGAAGTTAAAAACACCAGTGGCCGCGTCCTCGGTGATCTTCTGCACCCACTTGTTGTACTTGTCGTAGACGTTGATGAAACTGGCGGCGAGCTTGACCATGCTGGCGTTCAGCCGGTCCATGCCGTCGTTGTACTCGCCGATTGCCTTGAGGGTCTTTGCGTCCACGATGGGGGCGTCGGCGATGTCCTTCTGGAGCTTCTCGAAGTCGGCCAGGAGAGGGAGGATGTCGTTGCCGATCTTGTCGCCGAAGAGCGCGGTCGTGATGAGCAGTCGCTCGGAGTCGTCAGCCCCGCCGCCTAGCGCCGCGGAGATGGCAAGGAAGACTGCCGTCGCGTCGCCCGACTTCAGCTGTTCGAGGGTGATGCCCAAGGCCTTGAACATCTCCACCTTCTTGCCCGTGCCGGCGGCCGCTTCGGCCATGTCCACGCGCAGCTGACGGGTCGCCTTGGCCAGGACGGAGACGGACACGCCGGACTGCTGCGCGGCATAGGCCAGCCCTTGGAACTGCTCGGCCGACAGGCCGCTTCGGTCCACCTGATCGGAGACTTCCCCGAGCTGGCGGAACGTGTTCGTCAGGAAACTCAGCGCCTTGTCGAAGAGGACGGTCGCCGCGAACATCCCCGCGATCTTCTTGCCGATGTCGCTGCCGGCCTTCTTGAACGAGTCGCCCAGGGACTCGACCGACTTCTTTGCACGGCCTGTGACCTGTTCGACGTCGGACTTTCCCTTTAGTTCATATTCAAGTTTTTGGCCCATTGTTCTCGGTGTTCTTTACCTCTGCGGAGGAGGCAACCTTGGCGGCCGCTTCGGCCTTCTCCTGCTCCTCCATGAAGGCCTCCTCATCGGTGGTCAGAAGTTTTGACTCGGAGCCGGCGGCCGCAGCCCAGGCGGCGTTAAGCCATATGGCCTGACACTCGGGCATTTCCCATGCCCTCTTTTCTTCTATCCCCTGCTTTATCAATGAGGCCACCACTATCAGGGGCCAAGGGATGCCGGCGTCCTCGGCCGAGGCCTTCTTGTGTTCGGGCGTATCCCAGAACTTAGGCCAGCAGCTTATCATGCAGTATTCCCCGAAGCGCTCGACCTCGGTCAGGAACTTGCCCGGGTGTTTGTCCAGGTGCTTCACCAGCCCGACCTCGGACGAATCCAGCTCGCCGATCGGTTCCTCGGCGCATATCTTGACCGCGGTCAACAGGTCGAGCGGAGTGGGTTCGGTCTTACCTGTGACCAGGGGCGACTCGATGGCCATGAGCCTGACGCGGTACTTCAGGCAAAAGGGATAAACAGAACGACCAAGGATTTTAACCTTGGCCGTCGGATCAGTGAAGGCGCGTAGGAATCTTCCGTCCACGCCCTTGATGCTACCCCTCTCGGGGCGGTGTCAATTAATAGGTGATGCCTTCGTAATCGACCGCTTCGATGGACACGGAGCAGAAACCCTTATTAGCGGATTTCTCGTCCACCTTCGTCACCACTCCCGAGAAGGTCGTCGAGGCGGTGCCGCCGCCGTAAGCGGAGGAGGTGTTGGTCGTGAAGCTAATGGTCGTGCCGAGCACGGGGACAGTGCCGGTCTTGCAGATGCCGTCAATGGACAGGGTCGTCTTGCGGTCGTCAAGGCGGTGGGTGACGGTGATGCCGGCCTCGTTCTGGACGGTGTCTTCGTTGTTGAAGCCGGACGAAACGGAGAAGGACTGGACGAACAAGTTCGCCACGGTTCCAGTGCCGATGCCGTAAATGCAGGAAGTGCCGTTGAGGATAGCAGCCATAGTCTTTGAAACTGCGGGAACGGGCAACCCTTACGGGGTCGGGTTCACGACGATCGGGACGGTGTAGGAAAGGACGGTCGCCCAGGAGCGCTCGTCTCGGCCTTCGTCCTCGGACTCCGGGATGGCGTCATAACAGAGCGCCGTGCCGTCGGCGACGAAGGCGGCCTTGATGCCGGCCACGTCAGACATCGCCCCGGCGATCGCGGCGCACCGGGCGCGGTGGTCGGATAGGGTCGTGTCGTCGGCGTTGGAAAAGAGGGTGATGCGGACGGAGCAGAAATAATTGCCAGCCCCCTCGGGCAGTTCGCCAGGGGTTCGGGCGGAGTCGCATAGGACCACGCACTTGGGAAGCACGTTGATCTCGGCGCTGTCGCCCGTGTAGACGGCCACGCCGGCAAGGCCGGACTCGGCGGTCAGGAAGGAGTCGATGACGGCCTCGACGATGTGGCGGGGGGAGGTGGTTCCGGGCATGGTTATTTGAGTCCGTGTTTGCGGTTAAACTTTTCAGTGTGGGCTTTGAGCATGGCTTCCATCATGGCAGGCATCTGCTTTACGCGGTTGCCATAGACGAGGTTCTTCACGTCCGCGTCGGTTGCAACGCCATCGTTGTCGCCGTTACGGTTCCCGACGCTCAGCTCGAAGGCGAGTTCGCCTGCCTCGCGGCGTGTCATGGTCACGATGCCGTCCGAGTTTGAGTGGCGCTTAATCCACGCAGGGATGCCAGAGCGTCCGGCGTTCTTGCGCGAGGCGGGACCGCTAAGGCCTTTAGGCTTGGGGAGTTTAGCCAGGGCGTCCACCCAGCCGGCCTTGATGCGGCCGACCGCACGCTGGCGCATCTTGATATAGTTGCGCAGGACTTCGTCCTTGGCCTCGACGCGCTGGAAGAAGTTGATACCAGGACCGCCGTTCTTCTTGATGCGTCCCCCGAACTTCCTGCGGAAGGATTCGTGAATTTGCTTGATGCCGTCCATCTCCTCGATGGTGGCGCGGTTGAATGTATTCCCCGCTTCCTCCTGGCCGATGCGGTTGAAGTAGTTCCTCAGCTTGTTAAACGACTTCTCCGTTCCGAAGCCTTTATTGAACATCCGGGCGTAAAGTTTGTTAGCCCCGCCGGCGAGAAGGTCGGCGTTTTCGGTGGCCAGTTTCCAGAACTTGGCGGGGTTGTTCATGAAGGCCGCCGTCCCCATCTTGCGGAACAGGCGACCGCGGCGGCCGTTCGTCGAACCTGAGCGCTGGCCCACGACGACCGAATGCACGTCTCCCTTGATGGCGTTCTCGCCGATGGCCTTTGCGTCCTTGCTCATGCCATCGCCGCCGGCCTTCACGATGGGAGGGGTGAAGATCATGGAGTCGCGGCAGCACAAGGCGGCCTGCTCCAGGAAGACGTCGATTAGGCCGTCCTTCGTTCCCATGGAAAAGCGGTTGATGGCCGCCATGAACTCGTCACGGCTGCGGGGGAGTATTCGGGCGTCGGCGCTCACTGGTTGTCGTCAACGACGATCAGGGTGATCCAAGCCGAAAGGGTCTTGTAGGTCTGGCTGGTGACGCGGACCACCTTGCCCCCGACCGTCAGTTTCTTGCCGATGCCCAGGGCGGGGATGGGGACGCCCCCTGAGAGGACGGCCGCCGATGCCCCATTAGACCCGTCTGGCTTCGTCCAGGAGGCCGTTGCGGCGGGGAGGCGGACGGTGTACTGGGTCCGCTCACAATACCCCCCTGATTCGAGGACGGTGGTGTAGGCGGGTTCCGAGATGAGGGCCGAGAAGGTGACGGTCGAGCCGGCCGTGGCGCACGGGATGCCGAAGTCATAGGTCATCTCCTTGGCGTCGTCCAAAAACTCTTGACCGTATAGGCTCATACTTCTGCGGAGGTGGGCAAAAAAAAGACCCCCATTTCTGGGGGTCTAGTTTGGTGGGGCTTTAAGCCCCGGCGATTACGGGTTGTAGACCGAGGCGATCGTGCCCGAGGTGACGGCCTTCGAGGCGCCGAACATCAGCTCGGCCGAGGCGACGAGGGAGCGGGTGCTCTTGTCGGCCCAGACGTTGTAGTAGATGTTCATGCCCAGGTTCTCGAGGGTCACGACTTCCGAGACGAGCATGCCGTCGCGGACGTGGTCGAGGGAAGGGGCCGCGGCCGCCATCGCGATGGCGTCGCTGGAGCAGGCGAAGCCGGCCAGCTTCAGTTCGGAGGGGAACTGCGAGGCGTAGTAGACGCCGCCGTCGAAGCCGTAAGCGCCTTCGGAGAGGGGCAGGCTGGTGGTGCTGGTCGGGATGAGCTGGCTGTAGATGCCAGGGTTCACGATGAGCGCCTTGCGGCCGGCCTTGGAGACGCCAGCCCAGAGAGCCTTGAGGTTGGCAGAGCCCGGGGTGACGGCCGAGTCAGCGGCGGTCACGGTGGCGGCGCCGAAGTTGGCGACGGTGATGGGGGCGGTGGCGAGAGCCCAGATCTTGTCGGCGAGGGCGTCGAGGTTGATCTTCACCAGGCGCTCGAGGCGGATGGCGTTCTGGATGTCGGAGTACTCCAGGCCGAAGGGCTGGTAGACGTGGTCGAGGGAGACCGCGGTGGCCGAGAGGGTCGTGCCGCCGATGTTGTTGAACGCGGTCGGGTTGACCTGAGTGGCGGCCGTGGCGGAAGCGATCGAGACCTGGATGGTGTCGTTCGGCTTCTTGACGTCGCCCGAGAAGTCGGACGCGAAGTGGGAGAGGGCGGCGAGGCGGTTGGCGAGAACGGTCTTGGACTGTTCGGCCAGCGTATCGACGATGAGCTGGGCTGCGATGGTGTTGGACATGTTAGTTTAGGATGAAGTTAGGGGGATGGGGAAAGGGTTACTTGTTGCCGTTGAAGATGGCGGCGCGGTTCTTCTTGAGGAACGCGAGACGCTCGGGGCCGGCAGGCATCGAGGCGTACTGCTGCGCGATCTCCTTGTCCGTGGCACGGACCGGGCTGTCGCCCTGGGGAAGGTCCACGGCGGCGACGCCGACCTTGGCCACGATGGCCGCGGCTTCGGCCGAGGCGCTGACCTGGACGGCCGAGAGTTCTGCGACCTTGGCGGTCAGTTCTTCGACCTGTTTGGCGGAGGCGGCGAGGAGGCCTTCGAGCTCGACGAGCTTGGCGTCCTTGCTGGCGGCCTCGACCTTGAGGGCTTCGACTTCCGAGGAAGCGCCGACGGTGAGCTTCTCCACGGTGGCGCGGAGGTCGTCACGTTCGGCAGAGGCGGAAGCAACGAGGGCTTCGGCGGCGGCGAGTTTTTCTTCGATGGTCATGGTCTTAAAAATTGCGGAGGTGGGCAACTTGGCGGACGCGGAGCGGTCGTCGTCGTCACCATTATCGTCGTCTTCGTCCTCACGATCCAGACGGGCGGCTTCGTCTTCGGCCCACTTGGCGGTTCGCATGATGTCGCCGGAGGTCGGTCCACCCCACAACGCCCAGGCCACGGCTCCCGCACCGGGGAAATCTTCGTTGTCGGGCTTGTTCTTGGGTGCGTCCATGTCGGCCCGGTGACGCTGGAACCACGGCCCCATGCGGCGGACCTTGTCGTCTGACACTTCTCCGGCCACCATGTCGCGAGCCTCGCGGATGGTCTGGTCGGTCACGCCGTCCCCTGACTTGCCTTCGGCGTGCCACTCAAGGCCGCGCCGTGCGGCTTCGGAAACGTAGTCAGGGACGGGGACGGACATCAGAAAGAGGCGAGGGCTTCGCGGAAGTTCTGGACGATGCCGGTGGCAAGACCACGGGCGGCGGCTTCGCTACCCGAGAAGAGCTGGCCTTCCATGTCGGCGTCCTGCACGAAGCGGCGCTTGTTGCGGACCGCGGCACGGAACTGGTCACGGGTCGATTCGACAGAGGCCTGAAGGTAAGCGCGTTGGTCGGGCGTGAGGGGAAGGCCTTCGGCTCCGGCAGCCTTGTGGACGCCGGCGGCGATGACCTCAAACTTGATGCCCTGGGCGGCGTAGTACTCTTCGAGATTCGGGACGACCATGTAGACGCCGATGCTTCCGATCTGGGAGGAGGGCGTGACGACGAACTCGTCAGCCTGCGAGGCCACCCACACGCCGGCGCTGGCGGCCATGTTATCCGCGAAGGCGCGGGTCGGCTTCGGGAAGTTGGCCACCTTGGCGGCCAGTTCAGGAACGCCGGTGACCGTTCCGCCAGGGGAGTTGACGAAGAGAAGAACCTTCTCCACGGCGGGGTTCTCGGCGGCTTCGTCGAGCCAGCCCGACACCACGTCAACGTCGGCCGCGCCCATCATTCGCTCGACAGGGGAGACGCCCTTGCCGATGGGGCCAGACAGCGGGACGACCGCCACGTTGCCGACGACGTAGGGCTTGGGCGATTCGCCGAAGAGCTGCGCGATCATGTCGCCGAGGCCGGCGGCCTTCGACGCTTCGACGTAATCCTTCGCGCGGACGGGATTGATGAGGAGAGGCTCGAGGCCTCGGAGGCCTTGGGAAAGGAAACGCACGGGAGTTAGGGGTTGGAAGGAGGAGGGGTTGGGAGGTCGAGATTCTCGGCCACGTCGTTCGGAGTCTGAGAGACGGCCTGCCCCTGCTGAAGCCAGTTGAAGCCGGGCTTGTAAAGCATCCACACGGGGAGGTTCTTTTCCTTGGCCAGGCCAATGACGTAGTTCATGTCGTCGGCTCGCTTCTGGAGTTCGGTCCTGAAGTCGAGGCCTCGCTGGGCGTAGAGCTCGCTCATGCTCAGGAGCCCGAGCTCGACGTCGGCGCGGTCGTTCGCGGCGTCTCGTCCGCCGTCCACGGTCACGCTCTTCGGCGTGGTCCAGGACGTGACGTACCACTGCGGGTCGTCAGGGATCAGTCCCTTGGCGATGCCGTCGGCGATGATGTAATCCCAAGTCGGCTGACAGAAGGTTTCGATGATGACAGTCTGATACTTTCCGAAGACTCGCGCGGCCTTCGCAGTGACTAGTCGAATGGACGCTCCACCCAGGGCTTGAGGATTCGCGACGAACTCAAACGGCAGGGAGCCAAAGGCGATGTCCCGCTGAAGTTCGGTCACGAATCCGTTAAAGGTCTGGCTGGGTCGCTTTGATTCCTGATGTTCCAGCTTCTCGTTGGGTTCAAGGACGATGAGCTTGCCGCCGGCCTGCTCGACCATGCCGGAGTAGCATCGGTCTCCGCCGCCTAGTTCGGCCGCCATGTTGTCGTCGATGAAACCGCCTGCCTTGTTGAGGACGCGCGTAACCTCCGACTGGTCCTTGACCGCGCGTTTCTCGGCTTCGAGGATCTCGTCGAGATCGGCCAAGCTGTTGACCGAATGCTGAAGCAAAGGAGTGCCTCGGGATGCGCTTGACGAGGTAAGGTCCACAACGTGCATAACGGAGTTGGACGGCATGAACCGGCTAGAGCCGTCGGAGCGGTAGACGTAATAGCCTACGATCTCGCCGTACTCTCCGAACTGCACGCCGTCCCAGCATCGGTCAGGCGTGTCACGGTCGGCAGGGTCGCCCACTCGGTGACATTCGATTATTTGAATCTTCGCCTCGTCTCGGCCGTTGCGGACCTTGGCGGCGAAGCAGTCGCCGTCACGGATGAGCGCGCGGACTAGCATCCCCTGGCACTGGTAGAACGAGAAGCGGTTCGTGATGTCGATGCGCTTGGCCTGCTCTGCGAAGTATTCCTCATAGGCCTTTGCGGCCTCGGGCGTGCTCGCGTGCGACTGCGGACGGATGCCGTCTCCCGAAGTGTACAACACCATGTCGTTGAGGATTTGGTTGTACATCCCGTAGTTGCGTTCCGCGTTGCGGCACTTGCGCACCATCACGTTGCGATCGCGGGAACGGAGGTCGCGACGGGCGTCCACGTTGGAGCCCATGTAAAGGATTTGTCGGCCGTTGCTTTGGGTCACGCTTTCCCATCGAGGGCCAGCCGGATAGCCTCCGCCGCCGAAGGTTTCCGAGTAAGCCTGTTGCTTAGGCGCAGGACCGCCGGCGATGACCGGATTCTTCGGCGCCTTGGTGGCAGGCTTTACGACTTTCTTCTTCGTAGACTTAGAGGCCATAGTTAGAGTCGTTGTTACGGTTGTCGTAGCGGACGTTGATCACGTTCCGACGGCGACCATACTTGGCAGGATCGAGCTGGCTGAGCGCGCCAAGGGCTTCCGCAAGCATCTCCTTGGGCGGGAGGGCGAACTGCTTCGTCGCCGAACTGGAGGAGTCGGCGTAGGACATGAGCACCTTGCCCTGCATGATCATCTCGACCGCCTTGGTCTTGATGGCCAGCAGCTCGTCTTCCGATAGTCCGATGAACAATCCTTGCATAAATCTGCGGGTCTAGGCAACGGGTGGGAGGGACGGCCCCGACCCTATGCCTCCGAAGGCGCACATCCTTCGACGCTTCAGAACCGTCCCTCTTGCCTTCATGTTGACGAACCTTCCCCGGGTTGCAAGTCGTCCGCGGTGGCTTCCCGGCCGACGACGCCCCAACGGACGGCGACCAGCAGGCAAAGGATTTCGCAGTCGAGGGCGTGGTTGTCCCGCTTCCCCTGGGGAAGAATCCAGGTCGCTTTGCCCGTGCGCCGGTCACGCACGCGCACCTCCGAGTTGAGCTGATCCACATACTCGGGGGAGGCATCCCGGGCGAATGTCGTGACCTTCCTCGACCTCAGGCCGTGGAGCAAATCCTTAGCCTGCACGTTCGAGAACGAAATGAGCCACGCGCGAGCCGTCGTCCCCGGCACAAGGATGGCCTGCTTCTCCGAATAAAATCGGCGGACGGTGTTCCCGTCCCGGTCGCCCACGGCGAACGTCTCAGCGCCTGAACCCTTCGAGCACTTCCAGCCGCGGATCGCCGTCTGCTGGTAGACGAGTTGGGACTGGTCACCTGAGTCCACCATTACCATCGCCTTATGGGCTCCAACTTTCTTGACGAACTCGTCCAGGTCTTGCCACGTCTCCAGCTTCTCAAACGCCATCAGGCGACTATGGCCTGATTTGGCGAACCTCCGGGCGACCGCATAGAAGTGTCCTCGCTGCACGTCGATTCCGACGACGCGGAAAGGGATGCTGCCGTTCGGCGCTCCCTCCCTGTCGACGACCTTCCCCGTCGGCGTGATCACGGCCTCGGCCTCCCAGTCGTCGGCCATCGCGTAATCGGACGACTCCGTAGAGACTACCATTGCCCCGCCGTCGTCGCTCCAGGGGATGGCGAGATACTTGGTCTTAAAAATCTTCCGGCCCTCTTCGTCGCCGTAGGCGTCGGAGGCCTCCTTGCTCTTGATCATGTCCACGGCCAGCGAGCCCCAGCTAGTCGAAGCCAAGGCGTTGACGTGCGTCCCGACCCAGCCCGTCTTCTGAGGCTGGGCCATCTGCACGAACTGAGCACCGTTCTCGACGGCGTTGCAGGCGATGCGCGTCTCGTTCGTGTCGGGGAGGTGGCGCTTGCACCCGGCGCATTCGTAGGTCGTGTTCTTCTCGACCATCAGGTGGTTCCATCCCGCCGGGCTTTTGGCCTGCTCAGGGAAACGGACGAACGCCCAATCCCAGGGCTGGAGCTTGCGGCAGTCCTCATGCGGACAGACGAAGTTCCATTCGTGCTGCGTGGTCATCTGCCAGATGTTGTCCAGGTCGTCGCCCACCATGCCGGCCTGAGACAGATACAGTTTCTTGGCCGTCCATTCGTAGGCCTTCGTTCGGGCCATCGACTGCGCCACAGCGCCTTTCTTCCATAGCCAGATTTCGTCGCCGATGACGTACCGCGTCGAGATGCGCTGCAAGTCCTTCTCCGTCGTGGCCGAGTTGTTGTAGACGATCGTCCCGTCCGCAAAGTCGATGATGTCGCTCTTCGGGTTATCAGCCGGCGAGATGTGACGACGCACCTCCTCGACCATGTTGAACATCGGCCGGAGGTAACGGATCGTGAAGTCCGCCGCGTTCACCTGGTTGTCCATGTAGATGACCATGTTGCCTCGGTCGTTGGCCATCAGGTAAGTCGCCGCGAGACGTGCCTTCAGGGTCTTGCCCGTCTGAATCGACCAGAGGTCAACCATCGTCCGCGTCGATGGGTCGAGGAACAGGCGCAGGCTTTCCGCGATCCACGGCCAGCGGCTCGGGTTGTAACCGCCGGCGAAAGCACCGGCAGGGACGCGGGTGATGTTCCTCGCCAGCCACTTGACCGGGTCGGCGTTGTCGGGCGGCGTCAGGGATTCGCGGCCGATGGCCAGCAGCTCGTCCTTAGTCATAGAGGCCTGCCTCCTTCAGCAGACGATACAGCTCCTTTGAAACCTCCGACCATTTGCGGCGCTTGTCCTTGTGCGGTCGCGTCGGCTTAGGCATCGGCTTGCGCCTTGGCTTAGGCTTGCGCTTCGTCATGGCCGCTGAGTTTTTCCCGCACCTTGCGGACGTAGGCCTGCAAGACGGCGATGGCCTTGGGCGGGTCGTTCGGGTTGCACGCCTCGCCGAGCTCGCTGGGCATCCGCTCCATCGCCTCGATCCATTCGCCCGTCAGGTGAAGCATCGCCTCCTTGGCTTCCGAGGCCTTGATGTATTCGCGAGCCATCAGCGCTCGACGCTCCGCCTCGGCCTCGAGGTCGATGAGCTTGGCGGTCGCCTGGTTGTACTGCGTATGGTACTTGGATTGGTCGCGGTCGCCCGTCTCCATCGCCGCCTGCCAGACGTCACGCGCACGACTGACCAGGACGTTCTGTCTCGCGATGCGCTGCTGGATCGTCCCGTCATCGAGCGACGCCACGGCCGGCACGGGAGCAGACGCGGCACGCTCCGCCGCCC